GCTATCAAAAATATTGGAGTTGTCAGGTAACCCAATCGCCGTCATAGAAAATGTGGAGGAATCCGAGGACATCGCCGTCAGGCCGGGGGCGGTGTGGAATATTCCTGAAGACGCTAAAGCCTATCTGCTTGACCTGTTACAGGGTGGTGGAGTCAGGCTGCATATAGATTACATCAATTTGCTGTATTGAATCTTGCACGATTTGTCGGAATCACCCCGGGCTGCCTTCGGTGGTACCGAGAGGGACTTGTCCGGCGTAGCCCTTGAGATTGAGCTTCAGCCACTCCTGCAGAAGGTGAGGCGAAAAAGGATTATCCGCTCGGCCGCCTACAGCCGCAGGAACAGGCTAATTCTTAAGCTACTGGAGAAATATCAGGATGAGAACTTTGGTGATAACTATTTGAGAGTGGTTTGGGGGCCGATACTACCACAGGATTTAGCCAAACTGGTTTCCAATGAGCAGGTATTGGTTCAGAGTGGTATTCATTCAAGGCGTAGGGCTATGGATGAGGTTGGAGTCAAAGACCCGGAGACGGAGTTCAATAGGTGGCTTGAAGAAAGGGAGGCTATCCTTAGGATGAATAAAGAACTCAACCTTAGACCCACTAGGGGCGGAGAGAGAGGGAGAGTCTTAGCGCCCCAGACAGAGGTCGTTGAGGAATAATTGGCAGGAGGACGAGAGTTGGCAGATGAGGTAAACCAGAAAGAGACTTTGCCAGAGTCACAGCCTGGCGACGAGAATCCACCTGAGGTGGAGGAGTTGGGACAGGACGCAACGCCCGAAGCCGGGGTTGCTGAGCTTGAGGGTTTGGTAGCTCAAAAAGACGAGGAGCTAGCTCAAGCTAATGCCCGCCTTAGTGAGCTTGAGCAGGCTATAGCCGATAAGGATAGCGAGATTGCTGCCCTGAAGCAGACTGAGGCTGAGTTGGAGGAAAGGCTGACAACCATCAGCAGTTCTCTGGCTGAGGCTATAGCCAGCTACAGAGCTATGGTGGTTCAGGCAAATCCGGAAGTCCTCGAGGAACTCATTAGTGGGGACACTATCGAGGCTATCAATGAGTCCCTGAATAAGGCAAAAACCCTGGTTAGTAAGGTGAGGCAGGGCTTGGAGACTGAAATTTCATTAGCTAGGGTTCCTGCCGGAGCTCCAGAAAGGACAGCGCCTGACTTCTCAGCTCTATCTCCACGGGAGAAGATTCAACAGGCTATAGGAACAACAAGGTAGTCAGAATTCAGTCTGCCTTAAGCGGACTGGCTACCAAAATACATAAAAGGAGGGATGAAATGGCTTTAACACTGGAAGAAGCATCCAAACTATCTAACGATATGCTCCTTCAAGGAGTGGTGGAAACTATTGTTAAGGATTCCCCTGTCTTGAAGGAGGTGCCCTTTATTGAAATTGTGGGGAATGTCTTGACCTATAACCAAGAAAAGACTTTACCGGCTATTGATTTCTATGATGTTGGCGATACCTGGGCTGAATCAACACCAACCTTTGAACAGAAAACAGCCAGCCTCAAGATTATGGGGGGAGATGCCGATGTAGATAACTTCCTCAAAGCTACCCGAAGTAATGTTCAGGATTTGGAGGCAGCCGTTGTTGAGCTTAAGGCTAAGGCGCTCAAAGATAAATTTGAGGAGACCTTTATCTATGGCGATGCTACGGCTAATCCCAAGCAGTTTGACGGTTTAAGAAAGCTCATTGATACCACCACTGCCGGCGAGCAGTTGATTGCCGCCGGTGCCAGCGGGGCTACCCTGACACTGTCTATGCTTGATGAAGTAATTGATGCCGTAAAGGGGGGCAAGCCCGATTTACTGCTGATGAGCCGTCGCTCCAGACGCAAGATTAATGCCCTGGTCAGAGCCGCTGGCGGCATGATGGAGACTGACCGGGATAAGTGGGGCGATTTTGTCCAGTTCTGGGATGGCATTGCTATTGGTGTTAATGACTGGATACTGGATACCCACGTAGTTAGTGGTAGTGTTGAGACAGCCACCACTGGTGGTAGTTGCTCCACAATCTACGCTGTCCAGCTTGGGGAAGGAGCACTCTGTGGCTTGACGGCGCCAGGGCACCTGACTGTAGAGCCTATCGGCTCACTTGAGACCAAGGACGCTACCAGGACCAGGATTAAGTGGTATTGCGCTCTGGCCTTATTCTCGGCCATCAAAGCTGCCGCTTTAATCGGTGTTCAAGACTAAGCAAGTTTTGGTGGTTGAGCCTCAATCAACCACTAATAAATCTGGTAAGGAGGATGATTTAAATGGCTTTTTCAGATCCAGGAAAGGGAAGAATTATCCTTGATTCAGGCCGGGGAACTGAACCCGGGAAGGTAACACTGGCTGAGGACTGTAAGCGTGGCGATGTGCTGGGTTATAGCTCAGGATGGAAAAGGGCTTTAGCCACCACTGGCTCGGTAATTCAGGGCAGACTTGTTGCCCTGGTTGATGGTAAGAATGGCGAAGAAGTCCCGGTATCGTCTGGTCCTGTGGTTAGTGGTTATTCTGGGGCTACACCTGGTGGCTATGTCTATGTAGACGAGGAGTCGAATAATGGTCAGGTTACCCAGACTGCCCCGAGCACCAGTGGTGATGCCAATACTATCATCGGTATTGCTCTTTCGGCTACCGAGGTTTTGTTCTTCTTGAACAGCCGGCCTGATAGCACAGCGTAATAATAGACTGTCTAGGATAGGAGGCTTGGGGAGATAAGAGCCCCAACCTCCTATCCAGAAAAGGAGGTAAATTATGGCAATTGCAGTAGTGGAACACATCGAGCATCCTTTTGCTAAAGGCGACCTGACTTCAGATGGAGTTCAATGGAGTGCGGAGAAGACCACCTCTACTGATGACTATGAAACGGTGGAAGAGGTCACGGTTAGTCCACCAGCATTGGGAGCAATTCTTGAGTTTGAGTTCGGGCTTACCTGTGCCCTAAGGTCCAGCGGCACTTCAGAAAGTGTCCTTTTTAAGTGGCAGGCACGTAATAAGGGGGGAAGCTGGGTTGACCTTCACGATGAGGTAACTTACTCAGCTGATGCCTCCTCCTATAAGGAATATACCTATAGTGGTCGTTTCGAACCAGTAGCTAACTTCAATGCTGTGCCATTTGATATTCGATTGATGATCAAGTCAGGTGCTGCTGGTGGTGAGAATGCCGTTGGTAAGACTAAAAACTCAAGCTACGTCAAGGTAATCTATTCTGCTTCGTGAGGTGACTGATGGACTTTGTTTTTGACCCTGGTTTGGTGCTTTACCTGCCACTATGGAAGCTGGATGGCGCTTCCTTTGCCTCAAAGGACGCCCCTCAGCACTTATGCACTGTTACTGGTGCCTTATGGAGACCCAGCGGTAGATGGTTTGATGGCGTAGATGACACTATTGGCTGCAGTAATGCTGCAATACTGAACATTACAGATGCGCTCACTATATCAATATGGACAAAGTGGGAAGGAGATTGGCTTGCAGGCACTTACATGGCAATTTATAAAGATGGTCAGTATGAAATTCATAATTATCTCGCCGTACAAACAATTAAAGCGCAAATTTCCCTAACTGGCGGAAATGTTACATTAACATTTAATAACCCCCAAAGAAATTACTGGTATCATTTGGGGCTGACTTACGATAAAGATAGTGGTAATGCAAGGCTCTATGTAAATGGAGAGTTAATTGATGAAGATACTGGAACAGGTACAATTACTTCTTCTGCGAGCACTTTATATATTGGTGCTAAGATGGGTTCGCAAATGCCCTTTTATGGTATCATCGGCGATGTGCTTATTTTTAATCGAGCCTTAACGCCCCAAGAAATCCAGCGCAACTATCTAGCGACTAAGTGGAGGTATCGATGAAATATAGAGTAAGACTTGATTTATTCTTTGAAAGTGAAGCTGATGCCCGGTCTTTGATGGATTACGCTAAAAATCTATCTAGTAAGGCGGTTAGTATCAATGAGGGCGAGGTTAATGAGGAGATATCCTTCTGTGATTTGGAGATTTGCCGGCACGATGAGGGCTTACCTTGTGAAAAGCTGGAGAGGGTAGAGATTAGGAAACTGTTGCCTAAATAGAGGGGGTGAGGTAGATATGAATTTAAGTGAGATGAGAACCGTAGTCAGGCGTGACCTCAAGGACGAGGACGCAAACAACTATCGCTGGACTGACGACGAGCTGGACAGACATATTGCCCATGCTGTTAAGGACTTCTCTGAGGCTGTCCCCTATGAACAGAAGGCAGTTAAAGCCACCACTTCAGGGAACAGGGAGATTGATATATCTACCATAACTGACCGCATCATGGTCGAAGTCGTTGAGTACCCGGTAGATAAGTTTCCCAAGAGATACCAACGTTTTTCCCTCTGGGCGGATACCCTGACTCTCCTTGGTGATGAAGTCCCTGATGGCTCTAACGCTTATATTTACTATGGTAAGCTTCATACTCTTGATGCCTCAAGCTCTACTATCCCTGCCATGTATGAAGACCTAATTGCTGTCGGTGCCTGCGGTTATGCCGCTATCGAATGGGCAGTATATGCCATCAACCGGGTTAACGTCGGCGGCGATGTTACTCCTAGAGAGCTTCTTGCCTGGGGTAAGGAGAAGCTCAACTTCTTCAAGTCTGAACTAAAGAGGTTGGGAAGGAGAAACCGGGTTAGAATCCGCTCGCTCTATAAGCCTTACTATCCAGCAGTGTCCAAATCAACTGACTATGGTCCTTAATTGACTGCGTGTCAGAGAGGGATGAAGCTCCTATAAAAAGAAGTTATTTTTGTGGGGAAGCTCGAAGGGGCGAAGCCCCTTCGAAAACTATAATTCCCCTTCCCCTTATCAAGGGGAAGGGGATAAAGGGGATAGGGTTACTGAATAAGAATCTAAGGGGGTGAGGTAGATATGACAATAAGAGAAGCAATGGCCAAAACTAAAGAAGGATTGCCTAAGGAGGCGTTTGCCATTGTTGGAGACCCAAAAGACCCTGAGACCTGGAAGTTACCCCACCACAAGAAGAGCATCTTTAGAGCTCTGCGGGGGAAGCTTGATATTGAGCAGACGGTTGACTGGGAGCGGATGTCGGCTGCTGTAGCTGCTCTATCACCGAGGGGTTACCGTGGGCAGAGAGTAGATGCCAGCCCTGAGCAAATTCTCCAGGCAGCCAAACACCTGGCAGTCCACTACCGGCGAGCCGGCAAATCTCTACCTGATACCCTGGCTGCTTTAGTATAGGGCGATACGTTTCATACCAACAGGCGTCTAAGAGGGGCGGAGCCCCTCTTCAAGAAATATTTCCCCCTCATGCAAGGAATACATATCCATATCATGGAGAGGGGGATTAAGGGGGTAAGGTAGATAAACATCTATAAAGCACTATGGTCAAGAATTGGAGGGCGCCCCTGGACTTATATCCTGCGGGGTACCTGGCATAAGCTTGAAGGTCTTTGGATTATCAGTTTAGTAGCCGTAGGCGCACTACTCGGGCATTGGCTCTGGGATTTAATCTTCTGGTTTCTCCTGGTGTTTGCTCTGGGCTACATCGCCGGACATCTTTTTTGGGGGAAGGAATATATCCCAAACCAAAGGAATAAACGAAGCGAAGGATAAATGAGTGATGAGAAGCCTAACATCAACGCTACTAGCTGCTCAGAAGGAAGCCAGCCGTACCCCCTTTGTTAAGGTAGAAGCCAAGAACAAGATCGCTGGCGTGGTCAGGCTTGACTGGAATAGGCTATATACCGGTACTGAGGATGACTACTTCCATGCCCTGACCCTCCCCGGTGATGGCTCACTTATTAGAGTGAGGATAACTCCGCCTGCCGATAACAGGAAGCTATATAGACAGAGGGTGACTAATCCCGGTCCTTCATCAGATTTCAGTACCTGGACCTACACCAACCAGTATAACTGTCTGGTTGTTGCTGCCGCTTCTCTGGGGGCTGAGGTCTCTATTTTTTGGATAAACTCCAGCAAGCAACTTCGGCGCATCAAGAGTACCGATTACGGTGTTAATTGGGGCAACCCTGAGCTTATTGACTATTCTGCCACCACTGCTGTCTATGGTCTGGCTGCTGCTTATAAGCCTAACGGCGATTTAGCCGTCTTCTTTACTGACCAGGCGACCCTCTATGTTAAAAAGCATGTCGGCGGTAGCTGGCAGTCGTCAGTTGCCTGGGACAAGACCACCGGCGACCTCTCTGGCGTAGCTGTCGTTTACGATGCCGACTGGAATCTCGTGGTTAGCGGAAAGGATTCGGCGGATAACTTTAAGATGTGGAGTCTAATATATGGTGATGGTGGTGACGTTGCTTCTGGCACCTGGTCAGACCTTAAGGAGTTTGCCTCAGCTCCTTCAGATGGTGACTTTGAATACCATAGAGCCTTCATGGATAAGCCGGATGTCTACAGGTGCTTCTATGTTGAAAGCTTTAGCGGCACCGAAGCCTATAACCGCCCCTTCTGGTCTCACTCTGTCCCCGATGCCAAGTTTCTGGAAAACCTGTGGCATGAGCCAGTCCCGTTTAACCTGTCAAGTGAGTATGGCATGGCCATTGCTCATTATGGTGATTATTGCTGGCTATCTACCCCCTACGGTGTTTGGCGAGCTAAGCTAGCAGAGGAGAGTATCGATTTAACCGCCGATGTCCTATCCCTGAGGCAGGAGACCGAGCAGAGCCAGGGAAGGCTGACTGTTGAACTAAGGAATGATGATGGACGCTATGCCTCCTTGCCGTCGCCGCTTGATATTGGTTGCCAGTTAGAGGTCAGCCCAGGCTATATTACTTCTCAGGGAAATGAGGCAAGCTCAGGGCAGGCCTTTACCTTAGAAGGCTATGAGTATACCAGTGCAGGGGGTAAAGCCAGCCTTTTTCTCTATGCTCTGGACGGATGGGGTCAGGTAAGTACCTGGAGAGCTAGGCACCAGTTTCGGTGGAATAAGGCCTCTAATCAGATGAGTGTTAAAGATATCCTTGCCTTTGTGCTGGCTAGAGCGGGCTTAAAACTTGAGGTAAAATCCCAGTCGTCTGTTCTAACCAGCTACTACCCTGATTTTGCCATCCACTTTAATAACAGGGGCGACACTATCATCAGAAGATTACTGTCTTTTGTCCCTGATGTGCTGTTTATTGAAGGTAACAAAGCCTACGTGGTGAATCCCCAGTCCTCTGATAACTCGGTTTATTCCTACGGGCAAGATCATCCCGTATTTGAAGGTAGGTACCAAAATGGAGCTTGGGAGCTTAATCGAGTCCAGGTAGAAGGTTATGACCCGGTAAATGAGCAGCCAATAGTTGTCGATTCCTTCTCCTGGAGCCAGATAGCCAAGCTCTATGATAGGCTGAACCAGTTGGAGGATAGGAATATAGACACCGTGGCTAAGGCTGAGCAGAGGGGAGAAGCTTATTTGAGGGAAGCCGAGATAGAATCGGCCAGTGGCACTATTCGAATCCCGGTTAATTGCGGTCAGCAGTTATATGATGTCATTGATATAACTGACAGTCGGGCTGGGCTTGATGCCGAGAAAAAGAGGGTGTTGGGGCTCATCGTGATTTATAACACTCGCCGTGGCGAATATGAACAGCGGCTATCACTGGGGGCGGTATAAGACTAAATTGGCAGGAGAGTTAAAGAGAGGTAGAAACATCTAAAGGGTATGGTTACAAAAATCAAGGAGAAGGAGGCTTAAGGGTGAAATGAACTTGAGGAAAGGGGTGCTGAAGAGTTTCAACTCCGGTGACTATACAGCCACTGTTCGACTCGCTGGTAGCTATAAGGTTTATCTGGAAGATGTTGCCGTGGCTCGGAACCTACCAGCGGCAGAGATGGTTTCAGGTAGGAAGGTGGCGGTTATCTTCTTTGATGAACACAATGCTAAAGAGGCGGTAGTGGTAGCTGTTTATACCTAATTTAAAAAACTAGGTAGTGGGTCAATTTGAAATTGGTGGGTAATGGTAGGTAAAGAGTACTATGGTATGATTGACAATGTGAGATTTATCCAGCATAATAAGACTATGCTGGAGCGTTCAAGCAAAAGGGAGACTCCAAAAGACCAAAATGAACTGGCAGCTTTCATCGTGCAGGCTACTACTAATGAGCCTAACGAGAAGAATCCACA